GTTTGAGGGTGATGTATCCCTAATCAATTCGATTTTTGAATTGAAAGACTTTAAAGATGTTTTGAAAAACATCGGCAAGTTTGGGAATTTGTTCGTTAAGCTCAATGAGCACCGGAAACAACTTTCAGGACTTAAGACAGAAATTCGTCTGTCCACGAAAGGTATTTCGGCACCTGACCCTACCCGTGCTATAGCAGAAGGATGGCTCACTAAAGTACTTGCGATTGACCCGACAATTCGGGACTTTCTCGCGATAAGTGCGCAAGCTATGACGTCTGCAAGAGCAGCCCAACAGGCATACAAACAGGACGGCATTGACGGTAAAATCAGTCATTACCGAGAACGTTTGATGTCTACGAATCATACCACACCAGGGTATAACAACAACCTTGTGTGGGGCACTGGATCTTCCAGTAGCCTGGTTCGTAATGCCAATATGTACTATACTTATGGCTATACAGACAGATCAACTGTCGATGCCATTTGTACGTATTGGGGGCTTACGGGAACCGTCGAGGCTTTGTGGAACATGTTACCACTTAGCTTTGTTATAGATTACTTTTTGACGGTTGGAAAAGCGTTACATATGGCTAGGATTGATAATAATACGTCAATTCCTAGTGTATTAAGGTATTGTGAGTCTGCTACATATAAAAGTTCGTATGGGCAGCATTTCCTTTTACTCCCTTGCGTGAACTCTTTTTGCTTAGATGATAAAGCATATCTAGGTGGATCGAATGAACCCCTCCTCGTTTCAGGGATAGAGCGCAAGAATTACCTGCGGACCCCCATGGACCCTTATAAAGGACCAGCTTTGCCACGTGTGAAGCTGCCATCCAGTAAACAGATGACAACCATGGCCGCACTTTTGAGGTGTATGATCTAATTTGACTCCCATCCGCATTTCGCGGCGTCTTTTATGACGTTAACTATTTATCTATATAGGAGAACAAGACCATGGGTCTATTCACTGCACTTGTATTTAACGATGGTGTTGCACATACATTCGTCTTCCGCGGTCAAATGCCCGACCCACGATCAATTGTGGGAGAGTATATTGAACCAGCGGCGACAATTGAATCTCAGTCTAAGATTCGCATCAAACATGATGTTACGTCTAAGACTTTGAAGCGCTCTTTGCTGCAGTCGCAGAGATGGGTCGCAACTTCTGCGGGCGTTCTTCGCCCGATCACCTGTAACACTACGGTGATTTACGATCCTCTGCACGCGGCTGCATCCGTTATTGCACAAAGCAAACTTAACGGAGCTTGTATGGCTGATGCATCATTTCATGCCAACTTTGCAGCAGGTCTAATATGACACCACTGCAAAGATGTCTCACGATACTCTGTGGAACAATAGCGGTGATCTGCATATCTATTTGCATAATCGCATTGGCGTGATTCTTTAACACAGTGAACTTTCGATCCTTGGCTGGAGACTCGCGTGAAAAAACAACGGAGACTGAAAAGCCAAAGCAAGAAAGCGTCGCTTAAAACACGACGTATGAGCAAACTCACGCTTGAGCGGAAAAACAGACAACTCTTTGAATCAAACACATTGCCATTTGTAACGGCATATTACCAATGTTTGATCAAAGACGCTCAAGCACTACTGAAAGGCTCGTATGGCTTTACTGACGCCACTCGTGACTCGCATCGCATTACATCGCGACTTGAGAAAGAGGGACTAAGTTTTGCTACAACTACTCTCCCTACACTGATGTCCAATTTTTTAGAATTACTGGAGACCGGTGAGGCTAACTTTCCACAATTCAAACTGAAAAAGGGAAAAGGTTACCCGTGCCTACTAGGCCGACTAATCTATTTAGCAATTGAGAGTTCGAGTCAAACCGTCAGGTCCAAATCGTTCGACATAGTCTATTCGATCTGTACCGCCTTCAAAAAGTTGAAGGGCGAATACCCTGACGCCGTACTCAGAAAGCAATTTACTGATTTTGTAGAGGTTGATAAGGGATTAGCGAACATAGATTGGTTTGAAAGTGAAACATATTTCATTCTTAATTATGCGCGCCAATGTTGTAGAGAACATTTCTATAATGTTGATCTTAGTGAGGATATATTCTTACCTAAGCCTGGTCCTGGAGCAACAAACACTCCTACAGAAAAGACTATGAGATACGAGCCTCACGTCTTGTACGAACAGATTGACAGTGTACTGCCATATCAAGAGTGGTTTTATCCGACTCCGTGGCATGCATGTCTTTCAGCTCGAGATTTTTTGGCGTTGTACAATACACGTCAGAAGCATCCCTCGTCGCGTTTTAAATTTGTCCCAAAAGTTTATGGGAAGGCGAGAGGAATATGCATAGAAGAAAACGAAATGCAAGTTATGCAACAGGCTTTACGTCGTGGTATAACCACCTTAATCGAGCGTGATAGCAGCTTGAATGCTTGTCTACCACTCGACGACCAAAGTATCAACGCTCAGCTTGCATTGCAATCCTCGACTGACAAAGTTTTCGGAACTATTGATATGTCCGAAGCGTCCGATCGTGTATCGCGTGAATTAGTATCTTGGATATTCCAAGACACGCCACTACATGACCCTTTAATGGCATTATCGACTAAGTTGGTAATTCCTCCTAAAGATTTGGGGTTTGCACCTGCGCCTATCAGTGTTAATAAGTACGCACCGATGGGTTCGGGTCTTTGTTTTCCGATCATGTCCCTCGTACATTTGTTTCTGTTACGAGGCATCGCGTACTATGTGAATTCCGAAGATCGGGACCTCTGGAAAACCATCCGTGTATATGGTGACGATATAATCGCACCGCACGGACTTATAGACAGTGTCTATAAGCTCTTGCCCAAGTTTGGGATGAAGCTCAATAAAACAAAAAGCTTCTATAGAAGTGATTTCAGAGAGTCCTGCGGCGTACACGCCTATCAAGGCGCCAACGTCACCCCGGTATACATTAAATACACAACTTATCACAATCGTCCCAAGGCCTTGGCCTCGGGTCTTGAAGCTGAATCATCCCTGTTTTACAAAGGATTCCGTTCTACTTCAAGGTTTATCAGATCTTTATTGAGGGAAGGGGGAGCCTCCATGGTCCCGTCTCATCCCGATCAAGGTTTCGCTTGTCTACGGCGCCCGCATCACGATATAAACTATATCATCGATAGGCAGAGAATTGCTTTCGAAAAGCGGTGGAACAGTAGCTATCAGACTTACGAGTACAGAGCACCAGTGTTAGTGGACCGTCAAATGACGAAAGCCATCGAGGATGAAACCTCGGCGCTTACACGACACTACTGGATCCGTCCTCAAAGTTCCTACGTCGTCAAGACGAAGGATTCTGAGTCTTTTAAGCTACATACGATTGGTGATTCCTATGGCGATTTAAAAATGAGCCATAGGTGGTTACAGGAATCCGCGCTTAATAAAGCGTAAGCACATTGTAACCTAGTACGGGGAGTGAGTCTAGCATGTGCTAGATTTGAATATCTGGCGGGACGTCTCTAAATCGAGGCGTACATG